GTCGGCGGCACGCCTGGGGCGCTTTACGTCAGTGCCAAGACGGTCAACACATCGTTCGTCATTACGTCCACCAATGCCGGCGACACGTCTACGGTGAACTGGACGATGACTTTCCCATGACCCCCACCCCAGCCGCCTGGGTGGCGCTGAGCAGCATCTGAAAATGCTACTCAACCGCCACCCCATTACCTCGCTGCGCATACTCTGGAAGAAGATCATGCACAAAGTCAGGCACGTCACCCACGACCGCGGGGACATCCCGGTGTTTACCACGGAGAAGATCGGACCCAAGCGGTCCATGACGCCGGAAGGCTTCATGTTCTGCGAGGACGTGCCCATCGCTCGCACGGGCATGATGCACTACGGGCCCAAGGAGACGCCCATCGACACCGGACCCGACGGTGTCGCCTACGTCACCCGTGATGCCTCCGCCCTGTTCGCTCGGGACACTCTGGCAAGCTTCAACGGCAAGCCGGTGGTGAACGATCACCCGGATGTTGACGTGAACCCTGACAACTGGCAGAAGTTGGCAGTGGGTGTGTGCATGAACGTCCGCCGCGGTACCGGGGCTGACGAAGACGTGATTCTCGCCGACTTGTTGCTGACCGACAAGCAGGCGATCAGGGATGTCAAGGCTGACAAGCGGGAGGTGAGTGCCGGCTACGAGGCCGACTACGAACAACTCGAACCAGGCCGCGGCAGGCAAGCCAATATAATTGGCAACCACATTGCGCTGGTCGACAGAGGTCGCTGTGGCCCGCGTTGTGCAATCGGCGACCATCAACTGGAGAGTACCACGATGACCAAGGCGACCCAAACGCAAACGCGTGAGCGTCGCCCACTCCCCGAAGCGGTCCGGAAGCTGTTCCGGGACTTTGCCGAGGAGCTGGGCAACAACCCCGCAGTGATCCCCGAGGACACTGGCGGCAGCACTGACGGCTACGTCCCCGAGGGCGGCCCGACCGAGACCTCCAGTGGCGGCGGTGGTGACACGCACATCCACATCCACGCGCCGGGTGCCGGCGGTGCTGCTCCCGCCGCCCCGGACGGCGTCACGGACGACGGCACGATGACGCAGGATGACCCGAACGCGGGGGGTGACCCCATCGAGCAGCGGATCGCCGCACTCGAGGCAGCGGTTGGGCAGATCATGGCCATGCTCTCGGGTGGCGATGACCAGGGCGGTGACGAGGGCGCTCCTCCCACCGGTGACGAGGACAGTGGCGGAGGTGACGTCGATGAGACCCCACCGCCCGATGACAACCCCACGAAGGACCACGCGATGACCACAGACAGCGCAGCCCTCGAGACGGCCTTCACCTCAGTGGTGGCCGACGCCGAGATCCTCGTCCCCGGCTTCCGCATCCCGACGTTTGATGCGAAGGTGACGCGCAAGGTGACCATGGACACCATGTGCGCGCTGCGCAAGCGGGTCCTCGAGCACCTGATGACCACGCAGGACGGCTCGCAACTGGTCACCAGCGTCAACGATGGTGCCCTGTTCGACGCCCAGGGCGCGGACTGTGCAGCAGCCGCGGTGGTCTTCCGCGCTGCGGCCGGGGCCAAGAAGGCGATCAACAACTCCAAGTTGACCGCCGACAAGCGCCCGCAGCCCGTGGTGCCGTTGGGTGCCGGCCCCGTGGGCAAGATCACGAGCCTCGCCCAGCTGAACGCCCTGTACGCCGACCTCAACGCCAAGGCGTCGACCGGCTCCAAGTAACCCCTCCTCACCCACAAGGAACTCCCACCATGAAGACGAACCTGGGCTACAAGGCCCGCCTCCTGCTCTCGGCAACGGCCAGCCTGTTGTCGGGCCTGGCCGAACTGGCCGCCAGCGCGCTGCTCATGGGCCCCATGCCCGGCCGCTCCTTCACCAAGGACGTCGCGTTCACGTTCCGCATGGCGACCGGCTTCCCCGGCGATGTGAACCGCACGCACCCGTTCTCGATCCTGCCCGGCCTGATCAGCGCCACCCAAGTGCCCCGTCGCTACGGTGACCCGTGCCTGTTCGATGCCGCCAACGGCTATCGCGGCATCATCGCCGGTGACCAGAGCGCGACCGCAGTGGCCATCGCCGGTGCGATCGTCCGCGCATACCCGACGCAGCAGTCCTCGGGCGGCATGTCCGCGAGCATCGGTGCCGCAACCCCGCCCACCAGCGGCGTCGCGGACTTCCTGCGCGAAGGCTACATGATGGTCCAGTTGCCTGCCGGGCAGACGGTCATCAAGGGCCAGGCGGTCTGGATCTGGGCAGTGGCCACCTCGGGCGCTCACATCCAGGGCGGCTTCGAGTCGCTGGTCAGCGCGAGTAACACCGTGCCGGTCAGCAACGCTCGCTTCACCGGCCCCCCGGATGCCACGGGCGTGGCTGAGATCGAAATCTGGACGGCCTAACCGCTGACCGCAACCTCCTTTGAAGGAACAACGCACCATGAAGAACCAATCCCTGGCGCAGCGGCTGGCCCTGTCCTGCCTGCTCCTCCCCCGCAAGTCGATCGTGCGTGCCACCACGCACGACGGCTTCCAGACCTTCGACGCGGCCGGCATGGTCGCGGTGAACGAGTTCGGCGACCAGCGGGGGCGTGCCCTCGACCACGCCTACCGCACGCACGATGGCCGCACGGTGGACAGCACCGGCGCCTTCCTGGTCGGTGAGCTCGAACGCCTCGACCAGACCCTGCACATGCCGCTGGTGATGGTGTCGTACCAACGCGACATCGACATGCGTGAAGACGTCAGCCTCGCGGACGAGGTCTCCAGCTACACGCTGAGCACCTTCGCCAGCGCCGGCAACCTGGGCACCGGCCAGGGTCTGCGCAACTCCAAGGCCTGGATCGGCAAGGCCACGGACCAGATCGGCGGTGTCGCGGTCGACATCGGCAAGATCCCGAACCCGCTGACCCCGTGGGGCCTCGAGGTCAAGTACTCGATCCTGGAACTGGAATCGGCAGCCAAGGCCGGCCGCCCCATTGACGCGCAGAAGTACGAGGCGCTGAAGATGAAGCACCAGATGGACATCGACGAGATGGTCTACGTCGGTGACTCCAGTCTCGGCGTTGGTGGCCTGGTGAACAGCGCCAGCGTCACCAACGTCAGCAACTTCCCGAACGGCGCCGCTGCCAGCACGCTGTGGTCGACCAAGACCCCGGCGGAAATCCTGGCCGACGTGAACGCACTGATCCAGAGCACCTGGGCTGCCAGTGCCTGGAAGGTGATGCCGAACCGTCTGCTGCTGCCGCCGGCCCAGTTCGGCTACATCAGCACGCAGGTGGTGAGCACCGCAGGCAACCAGTCCATCCTGAAGTACCTGCTCGAGAACAACGTGCTGAAGGCCTCGGGCGCTGGCGAGCTGACCATCCAGCCGGCCAAGTGGCTGATCGGTGCGGGCTCGGGCGGTACCTACGGCGTGACGGGCACGGTTGACCGTTGCGTGATCTACACGAAGGAGAAGCAGTACGTCCGCTACCCGATGACGCTGCTGCAACGCACCCCGGTGCAGTACCAGAGCATCTTCCAGATGAGCACGTACTACTGCCGCCTGGGCGTCGTCGAAGTCGTGTACCCAGAGACCATCGGCTACCGCGACGGTCTGTGATCCAGGTGCGCCGCAAGGCGCAGTTCGTGTGAAGGCCCGCCAGCACCCGCTCGCGGGCCTCACGTTTTTCTACCAAGGAGCCACGCACATGGCAACCGCTGCCCCCAAGAAGATCGCTGTCAAGACGCTGCCGAGCCGCCGCGCCACCAGCGTTCCCAACGCCGTCTCGAACGCCACCGACGATGCCGCCCAGGTCATCGAAGAGGCGGATGAGGTCAAGATCAGCCTGGACCAGTCCCTGGCCGCTGCGACGCCGCAGGTCGAGGAACTGGTGACTGTGATCGTGCCCAAGCCGTTCAAGCTGACGCTGGACGACCACAGCGAGAAGAACTACCCCCAGGGTATCTACGAGATGCCCGTGGACCACGCCGGCCACTGGTGGGCCCGCGTGTCGGGTGTGAAGGTATACACCAAGCAGCCGGCAGTCTGAGATGACCGTCACCCCCGCTTCGCTCCGGGCCCTGTACCCGGAGTTCACTGACCCTCCGTACGCTGACGCCACGATCAATGCGTGGCTGGTGTTCGCGGTGCAGTTCGTGGATCCCGGTCGCTGGGGCAACCTCGCGGACCTGGGGGTGACGCTGTGGACCTGCCACAACATTGCCCTGCTGCCGCTGAACACCAAGGACACCGCCTTCGGCAAGACCCCAGGGCAGCGGGTGGGTGTGCTCACGAGCAAGAGCATTGACGGCGTCAGCGTCAGCTACGACGTCTCGAAGACGCTGGAAGACAACGCCGGCTTCTTCAACCTCACCACCTACGGCATGCAGTTCATCCGCTTCGCTCGCATGATGGGCGCGGGTCCAGTGCAGATCGGCACGGACCAGGACCTGCCCAGTAACGGTGGGTCGGTCAGCATGGCCTGGCCCGGCCCGTACGTCAACTTCTAGCCGGTGAGCAGTGGCAACATCAGGCCGTCCCCCGCGCCTACGTCCCATCCAGGATAACGTGGCAGACCTCAAGGCAGCGTTGATGACGCTGCTCGAGAATGAGGTACTGGTGGGCGTGCCTGATGACACCACCGACCGCAAGGATGACGACACGCCGCTGACCAACGCAGCACTCGCCTACATCCACGACAACGGGATGCCCGAGCAGAACATCCCTGCTCGCCCATTCATGATCCCCGGCATGACCGAGGCGGAGAGTGATGTCGCGGATCAGCTGGCAGGCGCGGCACGTGCTGCCCTGCGCGCCCAGGGACCCGGTGAGGTCGAGAAGCGACAACATCGGGCTGGAGCCGTGGCGGTCACCGCCATCAAACGCAAGCTCAACGAGGGCATTCCCCCTCCGCTGAAAGACTCGACCCTACGGGACCGCTTACGCCGCCACCCGGACCGCTTCGGTGAGACCTGGGAACTGGCCTGGCGCGGTGCAGGCGCACCAGCGGGCACTGAACTGGCCAAGCCGCTGATCGACACCGGTGAGATGCGGAACTCGATCAAGTACGTGATCCGCGCTCGCAAGAAGAGGAAGTGACATGGCACTGCTGGACGTATCGGAACTCCTGTTCGACCCTGACCTGTGCGACCTGGTGACAGTCACCCGCCGCACGAACGTGGTCAGCACTGACACGGGGCGCAACACAGTCACCACGGTGCCGTACACCGGTGTCGTCATGTTCGTGCTCATCTCGGACCCGAGTGACGAACAGCGGAGCCCCGAGAGCACCAACATCCCCAGGTCGATCGAAGTGGTCACGAACTTCCGCCTGCGCGGGCCATCTGGGGGCGTGCTCGCTGATGTAATCACCTACATGGGGTCTGACTACACCCTCACCGAAATCAAGCCGCACACGAAGTGGGGCGCCGGCTTCGTGAAGGCCAAGGCGACCTCGATGAACGCCTCCGATCCGTCACCCACCTGAACGCCATGGCCACCGACAGCACCGCCGCAGGCTACCTCAGCCCGTCCTCGCTCCCGGCCGAGGACGACACACTAGACGACGTGGTGCATGACGCGATCGTCGGCATCACGGGCATCACCGGCGACCTCGTGCGGCCCAGGTGGCAGCCCGAGCCCCCGACCCAGCCCGACTTCTCGGTGGACTGGATCGCGTTCGGCCTGACCAGGTCGGAGGAGGATGTCTTCACCTACGACAGCACCGATGGCACGACCTACACCGTCCAGCGGGACGAGATGCTGTACTTCCTGGTCAGCGCCTACGGTCCCAATGCTGGCCGCACGCGCAAGGTGCTCAGCGACGGCCTGGCAGTGAACCAGAACCGTGACGCCCTCTACTCGAATGGTCTGGCACTGGTAGAGGTGCAGGAGATGACAAAGGTGCCTGCCCTGTTCAAGGAAAAGTGGGTGTACCGTGTGGACTCGGTGGTGGTGTTCCGCCGTCGGACTCGCACTGTGTACCCAGTGGTTACAATTACCTCTGGTCAGATGGGGCTCAACAACGAGCTCTACGTGACTCCCATCAACGTCACCCACCCATAGGGGATGATTGCTATGAACTCGTTGCCTGTTTCCAACCTCATCTCCGTCGCGGTCAATCTCAGCCCGGCGGGCGCCCAGGCGCAGAACCTCTCCAACCTGCTCCTGCTCGGCAGTTCGACGGTGATCGACACCGTGGAGCGCCAGCGCATCTACACCAGTATCGCGCAGCTGGCAGCGGACTTCGGCACCTCAGCGGCCGAGTACCTCGCGGGCCTCCTGTGGTTCGAGCAGG